ATAGCCATTGAGAGATTAATCATTGCCCCTTCACGGTTACCCATCTTGGGTTCCGGTGTAGACATAGGGCTTGCCATTGGAGGCGTTCCTGCTTCAGATGGAATACCCTCATCCGTATCGGGTACGGGGGGCGCAGCAGCGGCATTTCCGCGCTGACTCTTGATCAATTCCATCATTCTATCTGGAGGTACGCTCATACATAATCCTGAGTTAATGTTTGTAGTAGGCACTCACTTCAAAATAAAGTCAAGTAGGGGCTATATTTAATCACCCACCCCCTGGGGTAATTCCCTTACTTAGCCTTCTTACGGCCTTTACGTGCTGTACGCATGATTCACTCCTAACCAGAGGAGGCGAACTATTTAATAGGGAAGTAAGCCACACCCTTATCCCTTGCGGGGATTACTTACCGCCGAGTTTTACGGCTACGTTTAGCTTTTGTGTACACGTTGCTCTCCTAGGTTAGTAACGACTTCCCCTATCATTAGTTCTTTTAGGTGTTCGCATATTTGTGGTTTTAAAACCTTGAGCACGATATTCCAAATTAGGTTCTTGCTTTGGCAAGTCACCCGTAGTTACGCGGGGCTGGTCGGCCTTTGGCGCTACATTCATAGGCATTATTCGCCTCCTACAGATTTAAGTTCAGGCTTGCCACCCTTAGCCTGAGGCGGTGGCTGCATAGCCTGTTGCTCAGCTTGCATTGCTTCCATCTTCTTCAACCTGTCCAGCAACTGCTGTTTCATTGGCGGTTCAAGTAGGTCTAGCAAAGACTCCTTGCCAATAGCTTGCGCCTTGAATAAGTTAAACGCAAGTTCGCGCAAATCTTCTGTAAAGATCGGGCTATTAGAGTGGGCATCCACTTTAACCACAAAGTCTTTGGTGAACTGATTAGCAATAAATGGAATCCCATTTTCGTTATTGAAATGGGTAGGATCGTAGGTTTGCATCAGTTTGAGATAGAGCGTTGCTACCTTCTCAAGACTATCTTCTATAATCAGGGCGCGTTTCTTAGCGCGGCTAGAACCCAGACGGGCAAGCTGGCTGGCGTGACCAGCAGAGCGTACACCCGCTTCACCCTTGCCTTGCAAGACGTTGCCAATGCCAGAGGCTTCCTCGAACATCCTATCTATTTCTCGGATAGTTTCGTAGAGGTCTGTAGGCATCTGCGGGGCCATGCGTTCTGCTTTTGCATTAGGCATATCAGAGGAGAGAAGCCCACCAGCGCGGTTCAAGGCAAAGTTCTTCTCATCCAAAATACCACTAAACCCTGTCAGCGCAGTTGGCGGGTTGACTTGCTTGGATAGCAGGTCTTGTATCTCTGTCATGCGTTTATTACGCATTTGCTGGAGGAATACTAGGCGTTGTACCTCAGACTGCCCCCAGTAATAGTCATATAGCGGGTTTGGGCATACTTGGATAAATGGCAACTCGCCTTTCAGGAATACGGACTCACCTGGCCTGTCGTAAATGATTACATCGGGACTGGCAATGGTTACGACTTGATAGTCGGAAATTTCATCATTCCAGAGCCACAACTCTTGCATCTCAATCGTATCTTCAGACACCTTGGCCTTGTAGCGGTTCATCCCGTACAGGTCTAGGTTGACTGAACCGTACATCGTCGGATTAACCTGCGACATGACGATACGGTCTACGCCATCTGGTACATCCGATTGTGTATTGTTTGCGCCAGCAGTAACGCGGCTTAGGATTGATTCACGTTTAGGATGCGAGTACAACCTTGCCATCAGTTCAGAACGGGTGATGTAGTACGTCTGAACCATCGCCTCTTGGCGGTCGGTGTACGGGGTATCCTCACGCAATACACCTAACGCACCTGGTTCTACAAGATACGGGTGTATGCCGTTGTTGTAGATCAGTTTGACAAACGTTGAGTTATAGCAAAGCGCCCATGTTATTGCGGTGCTCATTACTTGATCAGCGTTACTGTTCAGCCACTCATCGTTTAGGGCTTGCGTCAGTACGGGAATCTTTTTGTGTTCAGCCAGGGGAACTGAAGCACCGATATTAATGTTGAAGCGAGTCGTTTCCGCTGAGTAAAGGAAGGACGTTAGCTGATCAATGTGCGGGTAGATCTTGTTAAACAGGGCGGGTGATTCTTCTGGCCCTGCGCCAAACAAATAAAATGACCGTAGGCTAGTGTAATCGCCCTTGCGCTCATCTTTAGATACGTTGCACTTAAAGATTAACTCAAGGTAGAAATCTTCGCGTTCGTCGTTTTTTGTTGGAATCCGCATTATTTCTTACTGATCGAAAGGTTGTCTTGATCTGCCATATAACTCGCAGCCCTTGGGCCTGTCAAGTTTGAATTAGATTTAGGGTTAAAGCCAACTTGTTCGTCATAAATCGGTTTAACGGCTTTACCAGACAACAAAGAACCCATATTAAGTCCTTTATTACCCATACCACCCCAGATAGCCGAATCACGCGGCTGTGCCTCTCTTTGCGCTGGCGGGGCTTCTACGGCAGGTTGATTGCTGCGGGTTAGGTAGCCAGTCTGTGCCTCACCCTCTCTGGTGGACTTGATATTGGTCATTTTGAAGTCCATAGCCAATTGCTTGACCGTTCTATCGTTTTTCTTGGTTTTATCGCTCATCATGCCTGGGGCTTGCAAGTGGACGATGAATACTTCCGTAGTGCATCCCTTGGGACAAAGTGCGGTATAGCTTTCAAAGTAACCGTGTTCTTGACACTTATAATCATTAAGTATGTTAGCCATTTACATCCCCTTTAACTGTTCGTCCAAATCGCTACCAGAGTAATCTGCTTTATTACGGATGCCAGTCTTTATCTTAATACTACCGTTACACAATTCCAAGCCCATGCTGCGGGTTAATTTAGGCTGTGGCACTTTGCGATACTGCACAAAACGGGTCTGGTTACGGTTCATCATTATTGCGAGTTCACCATTGAGCCAGGCGTTATAGGCTTTGCTGACGCGCCGCTGCACCATTTCCGACATGATTGTTTCGTGATGTACGAATACGTTGTAAAGGGTTTTCTCAGATAGCCCTGCTGCTTCAGCAAAGAGCGCAACGGAGATCCCCCTGCTGTCATCAGCAAAAAACCGCTGGATTATTCTTAGCAGTTCTTTTCTTGGTATTACTGGATACATGGTAGAGATTTATTCTTTTTGAGAACGAAGCAATAAAAGAGTTCATTCATTTTCTTTTCATTATCCGTAAGTTCAAATCCAATCTGCTTGTAAGTGGCTATCTCAAACCCTGCTGTACGGAATAGGTTTGCCCACATCCTATCGCCCAGTACAGAGTAGTGATTAGGATTGTTCTCATGGAAGCGTTCAAGATTAGGTGCGGGTACTTCAACATAGAGCCAGCCATCGTCTTGCAGGAGGCGGTTGAACTCAAACAAGGTAAAGAGTGGGTAGGGGCTATGTTCCAGGGCGTGTCTGCACCAAATCATTTGTGCGGCTTTATCTTTGTACGCAATGTCAGAGAAATCGCAATTAAGAACTTGGAATCCTTTGGCTAGGCAAGCTATGGCATCTTCTGGACTAAGGGTAACGCCAACCAGGTTGTACTCGCCACGGGCAGTCATCTCGGTCATGAACGCCCCTTGCCCACAACCAATGTCGATGATCAACCCTTCCTTGGTTAGCGTCATAAGTGGTATGAAGTCATTAATGGCTTTAATGATGACGGGCGTATGGAAGTTTGGCGTATCGGGTTCGGAATAGACCGTAGATTGGGCCATCTTCAAATAAGACTTGAATTTAGTGATTTTCATTTAATCCTATCCGCTTGAGGTAATCACCAACATTTCTGTTGACTGCAAAGCCCTCGGGACTATTGTCCGGTTCCAGTTTCCTAGACAGGTCACGGGTATGACCCATCTGGATAAGGCGAGGTTGAACCTGCTCGGCAAAGGCTGCGCAGGCTAGGGCGGCAGCTACAACCCTATCATCCTTGTTACGGCCTGATGCCTGAATAGACCCGCCATCACGGATCATGGTTTTCATTTCCTCCAGCGTATCGCCAGAGTAGATCGCCATCATCCCGCGTTCAAAGTAGTCCTTCATATACGTCAACATACGTTCTTTAGTCTGCGTAGTGGTAACCCAACCAATGCTGGCAGAGAGGGTTCCCATCGCATCATTACGCCGCCAGATGTAGTTCTGCATATGCGATAACACATCCATCAGATCCCTACCTTGGTTGCCCTTCAACATGGAAGCCTGGCGCTTCAGGTTGCGTAGTTCGTTGATGACCGCCTGGCCTGGCCCATTGACCTCTAGGTTCAGGGTAGAGTTTTTATATGCGCCTGCAAGGTGAGCAATGACCCAAGCGAACTGGTAGGTATTCAATTCTGAGGTAGCAAACTCAGCAACCTGTTCCAGCCCGTCTGCATACGCCCTGAATACTTGGATGCAGAACCTGTCAGCCCAATCGGAGGAACCATAGGCGGGATCTGCGCCAATGACGTAGTAGGCGGTATCTACGGGTTCTTCCCACACTTTGAGGGTAGCCATACGCTCTGTCGATTTAATACAGTCCGTATCTTTAAAATCGCTCCCCATAGAGTAACGGTAGTAATCACATTCAATCTTCTTACTAATCTTCATTGCATCGGTGCAACGGGAATTAGAGAAGAAGGACGTACCCGTCATTACAAAGGCGTAGTCCTCGGTAGGGGGAAACTCCTGATACATGAGCGAATCATCCTTGATGCCCTCATGGAGTTTCCAGCGCCACCATGCCATTTGACGGGAGTTGATCTCCACACCGTACATCTTTTTAATATCGCGTGTCCATTCCTTCTCCTCTACGTTTAGTTTGCCATCCCAGTAGACCTTGTAGATGTCTGTATCGGCTCCAACCGAATAGAACTGGTTACGCCACCAGCCGCAGAAGATCGCCCGTTGTGTACGCGCACGTTTGGCTGTGGTGTACATCTCATGGAACATATTAAAACCCTGTGCCGTAGATTCAAATATGTACAGCCTATTAGGGTTAGTTTCAGCCAAAGACGCTATCAGGGAAGCGAGTCCTTCCTCATTGCCCCATGAGGCGGTTTCCGTACCATGCAGGTAGGTGATGGCCTTACCCTGACCCAACCTGCTCTTATTGCCGGCAATCTGATAGAAGATACGGGATCTATTCTTCAATACCAGTTGATTACGGTTATGGGCTATCAGGGGGATCTTGTATTCCTTGGGCAGTCCGTCCATGTACATCGCCAAGGTGGAGCGAAACATATCCCTGTTCTCCTCCGTATCCGATACCAGCGTACCCTGCCAGCCTGGGTGTATGAACTGCCAGTACAGATCCAAAGCAAGGGAGATAGTGGTAATACCTAGCTGCCTACCCTTGAGGATAATGAACATATGAATGTCCTCATCCAAGCCCTTGGCTATCTCATCCATTACATACGTCTGCGTACCTAGCAGCGTATCCATCTTACGCAGCCCCTGCTCCTTGGTTTCAATCTTTAACTGGGCACAGAACGCATAGAACTGTTTAAGATTGAACTTCATTTATGCTTTCTTTTGAGCGCATCAAAGGCATCAATGCGCCAATTGGCGATAATACGTCTGGCAGACTTATCTTTGGCTACGCGGATTAACTGCTCAAACATAGTAGCGGAATACTTCAACTTCCACCCCGCCGCCAGAAGGCGCTTATCCTGATCATTCTTGCAGAAGATGGCCCTACCCATCTCATCCCTGAGTATCTGCCTCAGATCATTCAACCTCTGCTCGGCATCCCTCATCTCTGTCATGCGGCATAGTCCACTTTACACACCGCATTACACACACCCTGCGCCAGTAATTGCACCATAGCCTCTCCTCCCGCCACTCACTCCAACGGCAACTCTGACAGCCTGGGATTACCCTACACGCCATACCCTCACGCCACCTTCCACCTTCTTCGCCGTGAACGTCATGCTCCATTCCACCCCCGCTTTCTTGTTCCTCGCACATACCGCATTAATCAATGACTTCGTACCCCCCGTTACCATGAAGCTATCCCCTACCTTCATCTCACCATACGGATAAGCATTACCTTCATTACCCCGCATTGCTGGCATTGCAATGTTCTTCTCTACTTGTATCCCATTATTCATATCATCTCCTTATGTCAGTACAACCATTATAAGCACATCTACACAAAAGGCGTATTTTCTTTGGGGGGGGTAGGGAAAGGTGACTCCACACATAGGGTTATCAAGCCCAATCGGAGGGCGCATGGCTAGGCGCAATGCCGGCATACTGCCCATGCCCATGCCCGAACAATCGCATAGGCAACCAGGCATACGATAGCTGGCGCGGATAGCGTATCAGTAAGCCCATGCCCATGCCCATGCCCATTGTAACGGTATCAAATAGCGTATAAGCGTAACTTGTACCATACCCCATTACATATACGTTAAACCTATGGGGACGTGATGTAGACAGCCTAGCTACCCATGCTACTTGGTATCAGATACCCATATACATACAGACACAATTACTTATCTTATTTGCACATATGCCTATATACATATATATGTATATATGTATATATGTAGTGTGCAAATCCTTCCAGGTTAGTAAGTACTCACATACATATAGCTATACCGCAAAATGCAGCATTATGTGACGATTTACGTCATATCTGATAACAGCGTATTAATGCGTATGTAATAGAATCATATACTTACAATACATATAATATTGGCACAATATCTGCTAATATACATATAGCAGTATTTATTAATTATTAAAGGGGTTATATATGGATATTTATAAGAATGTAACGGATAGCATAATCGCAGAATTAGAGAAAGGCGCAGCGCCTTGGGTTAAACCTTGGAAAACCGATAGCAGCGCTGATAAGAATTTTATTTCTCAAAAGCCCTATCAAGGCATTAATAGGTTGCTGTTGGGTATGAGCAGCATGGCAAAGGGTTACAGCAATCCAGCTTGGGCTACATATAAACAATGGGCCGATAGTGGCGCGAATGTAAAGACTGGCGAAAAGGCTACACACATTGTATTTTTCAAGCCTGTTAAGACTACCGATAAGGCTACTGGCGAAGATAAGGGCTATTGCGTCATTAAGGGTTACGCTGTCTTCAATGTAGAGCAAACTGATATGAATATCGTTCCGGCCGAAGTTACGGACAGCCCTTTTAACCCTATGCCTGATTGCGAAGATAGAATCATAAAAACTGGCGCAATAATCTCACATGGTGGTGATGCAGCGTTTTATATGCCTAGTCAAGATAGAATTCAGTTGCCAAATAAAACGGCCTTTCAGGGCGAAGCAAACTACTACGCCACGGCCTTTCACGAATTGTCACATTGGACTGGCGCAAAGCATAGGTTAGATCGCTCATTAGAAAAAGGGCGATATGGTAACCCTGCGTATGCTTTTGAAGAATTGGTTGCTGAAATAAGCGCAGCATACTTATGCGCTGATTATAAGATACAGGGCGAATTGCGCCATGCCGGATATATTGAACATTGGTTAAAGGCGTGTAGAGAAGATAGCAAGGCAATATTCAAGGCCGCTGCATTGGCGCAAAAGGCTACTGATTATATTCAAGGGCTTGATGCTACGGTA